CAGACTTTGAATACAGACTTGATATGCCTGGCAATACTTGTTCGCTAAATGCTTGTTGTAATGGTCTAGTAGCTGATTGAATCATCTGTTGTTGGTAAGGGTTAGAGTTTAAAAACCCACCGCCAGCAATATTTGCTAATTGTCCAGTTGCCATGTTTCCAAACTGACCTTGCGCTGCTTGCTGATAAATATCTGCTCCTGGTTGTGTACTTGCTGCACCATAAATGTTTTGATATAAAGGTGTAGCTTTTGATTGAGAAGTCAGTCCACCTAAAAAAGCGTTTTGTGCTTGTTGTAATAAAGGGTTTTGCTGACGAGCCAATGCCTCTTGTTGAGCAAGAGCATCACTAGATGCAGCCGATGGACTAACATAAGTCTGACCAGGGAAATAAGTCGGTTGCGCTCCTGTTAAGAATAGACTTTTTGCCCTATCCAAACCTGTTGTAAGGTAAGGTAGTAAAGTTGGATCTATGCTCGATGTTCCTGTGGTTGTGACAATCTCAGCCATAATTTTTCCTTTATCCTACTATAATATATTGAAAGTTTAGGTCTGCATGACCTGTATTTCTGTGCGTAATTGTTGCTGAACCATTTGTTTGTGCTGATATAAATAAGTGCGCCATCTCACTTGCAGCATGGCTTGACAATGGGGTAAACAGTATTACAGAGTCTATACCGATTCTTGCATCTGTTAGGGTAGTCGTTGTAGAACTTTGAGTAAGAGTTACTGTACCAATATTGTTGGTTTTACCATCCATAATTCCATTGACGACTTCAGCGACTGCTCGCTGATCGCCACCGTAAGGAGGTAATCGTCTAAACATTATCGAGTTCCTAGTCCATTTAAGTCTATGTCCACCCCTACGACTGTAGTCCAGCTACCTGTTGGTGTTAATTGTAACCGATGATAACGACCTACGCCACGAATACTTACACGATTTTCTGAGTCTGCAACAGTTTGCGCTCCAAAGACAGTTGTTTCATTTAAAAGCCTTCTTGATAGTAATGCTACATTACCTGATCCGTTATCTACAATTGGCTTTGCCATCGTGATTGCTGAAGTAGATGCTGGTACTTCTATATCACCTGTCTCAATCGTTCCTGTCATCGGATCACCTGAAAAAGTGACAATCTTAGTCAGGTCTACACCAGCGAACTGCATCTTGCCACCTAACCATAAACGATCATCAAAGCTAGAGTTAATCTGTTCTAAAGTGCCAAATATATCTAAACCTTCTAAAGTAAATGCAGGAGATGATGATGTAGCAACTCGATCCACAGTAGTTAATCCGCTTGACCATCGACCAATTTCATAATTATATATGAGTAGTTTATCTACTGTTGCTGATGAGTTTGAGGCATAAGCCCATACTACTAACTTCCTAAACGGATCTACAGCAGCCGACATTAAAGCTAATAAACCCTCATCAATATCATTGTAAAAGTACCTATTTACCTTTTCGTTCCCAATCGGAATGACTTTTTGACCATCACAGGCATAAAACCCGTCATCTGATAAGAAGAATGTAGTACCAGCGTACTGGATGATTGAATTAGCCTCATAGCATCCTAAGTTCCTACTAATATTATCAAACTGGAATATTAAAGGAGTTCCTACATAAGACATTCTATGTATTGATCTATCTAAAAATACTAGTCCAAACTCTCCACCAGATAAACCTACAACTGAGCCACCATCAGGAATATCTTGAAAGTCTGCTTGTGTTGTTGCTGATGCAGTCCATGAACTCTCATCACCTAGAGCTGACCATTGCACTCGATTAGGATTATCTATACCGGCATAACCTGAAACCACAAAGTCTCGAACTACTGTTACATAACGCGACTTAGGTGCATCTGCTGCCAAGTCTTGAAATGTCGCTGCTGAGTTAAGGTTGTAGCCCTGAATTCGATTACCACCATTGGCTGCAACAATTACATTGCCAAACTGAGTAAATCTCCACCTTTGATTAGTTGGTGTTGTATAGGTAAAAACAACTGTGCCTGTATCTGCACCACTACCTATATTCGTGCCTGAGTTGGCATAGGTAAAGGTTGTTGTAGTTGGTACAGTAAGTATTGTAATAGTGCCATTAACGCTCGTATTCGTAACCGCAGTAACAGTTACACTATCACCCACAGAATATCCATGAGCTGCTGAAGTCGTAATCGTTGTTATGTTGGTGGTTCTAGCGACAGTTGTAATCGTTTTACTTGCCTTAGATACATTATCTAAAGATAAGTCTGTTGCATCTAATTGAAATAGTTTTGTTGCACCACCTGCAAAAACTAAGGTAGCACCATTAACTGTCTTACCAGCCACCACATTCGTTAAGTTCTCTGATGCAGCTGCTGAGTAATTAACAGCCGACTGTACTGGGCCATATCCTACAGCCTTTGGAAATACATTCTCAGCTCGCTGAAGTCCATTTGTAGTGCCTGGCTGATCAGGAGTCCATTCACCAAACGCTATTCTACTTATTGCCATGTTTCATTCCCAGTTGTCTGATTTGTCCAACTTGTACTTTCAATTGCAATAGGACTCCAAGTTTCTGCACCTGTAGTCTGGTTTGACCATGTGGTACTTTCAATAGCTACTGCTGACCAAGTTTCTGCACCTACAGTCTCATCTACCCACTCATCACCCATTACCCTACCATTACAGATAACTACAGCATTTCCATCTATTACACCAATACCTACGAAAACTGCATTGCCATTTGCATCGACTAAAGCCTGTCCATTTACAACTGCAACTGCGTTATATTGCACCCCACCTACGCATATAACCGTTGCTGTACCATTTACTTCAGCTCCACTTGAAAGTAACCTTATTGCCTCTGCAACAACCGTTCCTGTGGCTGTTATTGCGCCCTCAGAGGTTCTTATTCGTGTTGCATCTGAGACAACTGTACCTGTTCCATCAATCGCTGCCTCACCATTACGAATAGCAAAACCATTTGCTACTACATCTGCATTACCATCTATTGCACCATCACCATATAAAACACAAGTATTTGCTGAGTTCCATATCGGATCATCAAAACTAATTGTTATCTGCTCTAATGTTCCAAATAGATCAATACTATCTATCGTAAATGGGCCACAATAATCGGCTGGCATTATGCAAGTGTTACTGTCAAACTACCTGAAGTTATCTTAAAAATATCGCCTGTATCAATCGTCTTAGAAGTATTCAAAGGACTATGATAAAGAAGATTACCACTCGTTGAGGCATCCCAGATACCAATCCAACCTACAGTTCCATAACTTGCCGTTGCCTGTGGATATGTAATATCAGCAGTAGTAGTCGATGCACCATTACTAGGTGCGCCAAATGTAGCAGCCTGTCTTACATAAGAGCCACCACTTACTTCTGCTCCTGTACCAGCATCTGTTGGATCAGCCGTATGTAAACTGACATAAACAGCAGCAGGTGCAGTAAAGTTAGTTGCTCGTAATGTACCATTGATTAGCGCATTTTCAAGATAGTTTGAAATTTCAGCCATGTTAAATCCTTTTAAGTTACTTTCATTTGTAAGGGTACACCAGCAAACTCGCTACTTTCATTCGCCTCAGTAATATTCTTAATTGCTCGATCATATAAGGTAGACCATAGTTGCGACCTAGCATCATTAATCAAATAAGGTTCTGCCTCGATTAAAGAGCCATAAAGAAGTGCATCAGGATAATTAGCTAGAAATACATTTGATGTATTAGCAGTTGATAAGAATGTAGGCTTTGCATAGTACAAAACTTCTAATGTATAGATTGCATCAGGTACAGGTGCGAATTGAAACTCTGATGCTAATAATGTATAAAATACTGGTAGCCCAATAACATCTGCCTTTGCCTCTCTTGAGAACGCACTTGGTGACATATAAGATAATGGCCTTCTTGGATTCCCTTGAATAAACAAATCACGAATCTCTAAGAAATCTGTAGGCAAAGCTACCTTTGCATCGTTTGCAATTGTAGGAGCTGTTGCTGAATTTAACATGAGTCTGGTTCTTAACTCTCGACCTAATCGAATTTCTGCAAACCGAATGAAATCAGGTATCTGAGTAGTTAAATCACTTCGCCCTAGATACCCTGCGATTGATGCCTGTAAGTCAGAATAGTTTGTATAACTCATATTTTTTTCTCTATGTTATCCCAACTGTATGTGTATGCACCAATATGCCTTATCCCTATTGATAACTCATGGTCTACCCAAGTTTCAATTCCAACATCTTTAGCCTTTATACAAAAATATATATCTTCACCCAAAATCTTGTTATCAGGTAATTGCTCAAAGTAAAAATAAGGTTCTTCTAACTTAGCAAATACTTCAGTCTTAATCATCATTACCCCACAACCTATCCCATCTGCTTGACTAATTCCAGTCATTACATTTGAATAAATCGGTAACCAAGAACAACTACCATCTTCTTCTATCCGCAAATTCTTTGCAGTTGGAGTAACTGGTTCACTTCGAGTCGTTGCATTAACTCCGATAATATCTTTATCATGCGCTAGAAGTCTTGTAATCGTATCCTTTGGAAAACGCATATCTGCATCTATAAACACAATATAATCACATTTTGCATCTATTGCTGTATGAACTAATTTGTTTCTTTGATCAAATATTAATGTTCCTGATGCTGTATAAATATCTAACTCATGGTCTGTAGTCTTACACATATAACCAACCATCGCTGCCAAGTCAAATGCAGTCTGTACTTCCATCTGCCCTCGTGCCGGTATACATATTGCAAATCTCATACATTACCGCCTCTAGTTCTAAATACACGATTCTCAGGAGCATTTAACCACTTACTCAAAGCCTTTGGATCTGTAATGTAATAACCTCTCATAATACCTAATTTATTCAAATCTTCAATTATTAGGGGAGGCAATTCTGCTATCTTATTTCTTCGATCAAGAGGCTTATCACCCCAATTTGTCTTACCACTATTATCATTAAACTGTCGCTTGGTATGTTCTGCAAAATCACCCATCTCTGTCTCAGCGTGAATAATAATGCCACCTTCACCATCAGCATGAGCTGTTCTGGTTATACCATTCAAACTTCCTAAATTACCTCGTTTACCTAACATTTGTTCTCCAAAAATAGGAGTAGGTTTCCCTACCCCTAAATTTACTCGATTAACTCAAGTCAAATACACCACCATGAGCTGCTTCATTGCGAACCTCTAGTGTTAATTCTGCCAAAATTTGTGTCTTGTCAGAGTCACCTGCTTTTGCGAGATCATTCGTTTGGAATGGGCGCAAATAAGCTA